TCACCGACTTATGATCACGCTGTCGAAAAAGTCCGAAACCTTCTATCAGCCTCTATCGTTCGGAATCATACGAGCCTAAAATCAGGAGTATTCCTCTCAGGAGGTATTGACTCCGGTTTCCTGGCTCAGGCTATTCAGCCAGATTATTGCCTTTCGATGGATTACCAAGAATCGGATCTATCAGAAATCGGCTGGATTAAAAAGCAATCAGTCGGAACCCACTTAACGATGATCCACAACCAAGAGACTTTTAACCGATACGCTCCGCCATGTCTCGACGCTCTCGACGATCTCCGAGTTGGTCCATGTTACACGAATTACGCCCTTACCGAACTCGCCTCTCAGGTAGGTATTCGTGTTCTATATTCCGGAGCCGGAGCCGATGAAATTTTTAAAGGATATCCTCACCGATATAAACGCCCGATTAATGAAGTGTTCCGCCGGACAAGTATTTACCCACTATCAGATGCGCCTTGTTATCCTTCTCATGAATTATACGACTTCGCTTATCTTAGAGGGATTTTAACCGTAGAGGATCGAATGTCTGGTGCGTTCGCTATCGAGACTCGTTACCCGTATCTCGATAATGATCTCGTCTCTTACGTTCAGTCATTACCGGCTCAATATAAATCTGGAGAAACAAATAAACAACTCTTAACCGACGCGACAGGAATGGAGCCACGTAAAAAAAGAGGATTTACGAACCCTATAAATAATGACCTTTGGGTCAATTACGCTTATGAGTATTTACGAAACAAATTCGAGATTTCACCCGTCGAATAAAATACACTCGACCGCTATCATTCACGATAACGTCGAAATGGGAGAAAATAACACCATCGGAGCTTATTGCGTTATCGGTGGTGACGGGGAGATAAGAGGTACTGAACTCTTTGAAGGTAGGGTTGTAATCGGATCGAATAATAAAATATCCGAACTCGTTACCATTCAGAGGCCATCGAATCCAGGAGCAATCACCAAAATCGGAGACGGGAATATTATTATGGCTCATTCTCATATCGGACACGATGCCGAAATCGGATCTTATTGCGAAATATCAACCGGCACTATTATCGGAGGATACGCCAAAATTCAAGACGGCGCCAAACTTAAATTAAACGTCACGATCAGAAACCGTAAAATTGTCGGAGGTGGCGCCCTTATAGGCATGGGTTCCGTCGTCGTTAAAGACGTTCCAGCAGGTCAAATTTACGTCGGAAATCCGGCCAAACCTTTTAAAAATAATGAAAACAACAGCTAATTACGCCACATATCCGGCTCCCGGACGTTTAGAGTCACTTAAATTATCTATCAATTCGATAATCAACCAAGTCGATCTTATTCGGATTTGTTTTAATTCATATACCGAGATCCCGCCCGAATTTGATCACCCTAAATTTGAGTGCGTTATCCCGGATCGAGATCTTACCGACCTCGGTAAATTTTATTGGTTGCCAACATCCGTCAACGAACGTTATTTTACCTGTGATGACGATATAATTTACCCGCCGGATTACGTCGCTCATACCTCAAAATATAACCACCTCGGTCCAGTTCTATCCTATCACGGTCGAATATTAAACCCGCTCGGAAATCCGAAATCATACTACCGAGGTGGACACGTCTGTTATTCATTCCTCGATCCTTGCCCGGTTTCCTATCAGCTTCACGTTCCAGGAACAGGGGTCATGATGATCGATACCAGTCAAGCAGATATACTCCCTATCCCGGACCAGCCCCTCTGTATGGCTGACCTCGTATTCGCCAACGCTTGCGAGTCAGAAATACATCTAATCCCTCACGCCGGTCGATGGCTTAAAAATAATTACGTCCACGGATGTATCACGTCTCGCTTCACGGATAAATCTGCAGATGAATCCGAACAATTGATACAAGTTAAAAAATTAATTATTAAATTTGGCTTATGAAATACCCGATAACTTTTTATAACGCTATTTGGTTAATCCTTTTCGGATCCCTTTTTATAGAATGGAATTGGTGGACTTTTTCCATTATTTTCCTTTTCGCTCCGACTTGGAAACACTTAAGAGATTGGTACGATCAAAAAAAAGAGCATGAACAGTATATTTCCCAACTTGACGCCGATGCCGGTTCACGAGAAATTCTTGAAGAAGAAGTATAGATTATACGACCGCATTCATAGCGCGTTTGTTTTCCGAAACAACGCTAATGGTCTATACATCAAACGAACCGTCGATGGTGAAAAAATTACATTCGATGACGTACCTCTCGAGCAGGCAACAGGCTTTAAATTCATATCACTATCAGCTATTGCCAGCATGATACCACATCTTGATATCACAGCTCAGATGGCTTACCGCGACACTAAAACTCGTAAGATATGCGTAAAATAGCTTTAATTTCCTTATCTTTACTCCTAATCGGATGCGCCAAAGAGTGGAATTGTACAATTACAACGACTACTGAACTGTACGGAACAACCTATACTTCAGTCAGTCAAACTACTTTCCATGGTACTAAATCCGAAAAAGAGGATTTTGAAAATACATTAACACCAGGTCAAACGGTGATATGTAATTAATAATAAATTTTTTTAATTTTGGCTGAGGATAAAAGAAAATATAACGGAGGGCATAAAACAGCTGGTCGTAAACCAAAGGCTGATGAGCAAAAACTCATTGAGAAATTATCTCCTTTAGCACCAATGGCTCACGAGGCTTTAAAAACTGCTATTGAAAATAATGAACAATGGGCTGTTAAATTGTTTTTTGAATACTTCTACGGCAAGCCAAAACAATCAGTTGACGTTACTACCGACGGAGATAAAATCAATACTCCTCAGCAAATAGCTATAACCGTCCACAAGACAGAATCAGATGAATGAAATTAGATGTAACAGAAGTCTGGCAATGGAATTGGGATGCAATCCACAAAATATGTGACACCTGTTCGGGGCTTGGTCATGTTAATCATATAAGTTGTTCGTGGTGCGGGGATGGAATAGGCAACACAAAAGAGTCATTCGGATCAGGAAAATATTACCGGTACATTATCAATCGTGGATCTTCTCGTAGCTCAAAAACCTATTCTTTAATTGATTGCTTCGATATTTACGCAAGGCAAAACGAGAATAAGCGATTGACCGTTTGGCGTGATACTAAAATCGACTGTAAAAAAACAGTGCTTCAGGACACGCTAAAAATACTTAAGCGGACAAACCGGTATAAGGTCGGTCAGGACTTCAATAAAACGGAATCAATTTTCTCATACGACACAGGATCCACATTTGAGATTCATGGTACAGACGATGAAGAAACAGTACACGGTCTTACACAGGACGCTGCGTGGTTAAATGAGCCTTATAAAATTTCTCGAGATACCTTTGACCAGATTGATCAAAGGACATCTGACTTTATATTTATCGATTATAACCCTAAAAAAGGGCATTGGGTTGAGCAGATAATGCTTAACAAGCGCTCGATAGTAATCCATTCGACTTTTAAAAATAACAGATTTTGCCCTGCAGAAAGCCGTAAAAAAATACTCTCATATCAGCCGGTTAAATTCGCTCAGGCTGTTATTGATAAAAAATTAACCGAGGGCGACGCTAAGTTTTACGATTTCGATTCGAATCCTCTCGGATTGTCTAAGCGCGATATAAATGAGTTAATCCGTTGTATCGATAATGAGGCGAATAAAAGTGCAAATGCTTTTAATTGGGAGGTGTATGGATTGGGACAAAAGGCAGAAAGGCCGAACAGAATATTCAGGTGGGAGTCTATTAGCGATCTCGAATATTTGGCTATCCCTAAAAAGAAATATATTGGTAACGACTGGGGAAAAGTTGATCCATGGGGGATTATTGAGGCCAAATATACAGACGGGAACCTTTATGTTAAGGAGTTAAACTACCAATCAGAGGATGAATTAAGGCAATTTATGCTGCCTCAAGATCTTGCTACGATACAGAAAAAAGAGGAGGGAATAGTCTCGTGGATGTTTAAGCGTCTGAAAATAGATGAAGAAACGCCCGTTGTGTGTGATACAAATCGCCCGGGTAAAATTGCTGCGCTAAGGAGATCCGGATTTCAGGCGTTTGGCGCGAATAAACCAAAGGGATCATTGCTTGATGGTATAGATATTCTCGAAAATTTAAATGTATTTTACACCGAGAGCAGTAAAAATATAGAGCATGAACAAGAAAATTATTGCCGAGTTGTTGAAAAAGACGGATCGATAAGCGAGGAGCCGGAGGATATAGACAACCACTTAATCGACGCTATTAGATACGTGGCTTTGTATTTAAAATCGCTTGGTATTATACGGAAGGTTTAGGGGCAGGCGTCATATCCTTTACCTTACCAAGCTCCAAACCGGTTATTTCAGAAACTGCTTCAGCAGATACTCCAGACCTTAAAAGAACCTCGGCTGACTGTGATTTTTTAAGGAGTATCTCGGCTTTTTGCACCTCGTCCTGTTTAAGAACCGGGATGTGATCATAGCATAGTTTTAATTCGAGTCCTTGTTTTTCTAATCCGTAACGCTGTCCGATACCATAAGCGAGGTCATTAGCGATTGGGATAATGGTGTCCTGGTAACATTGCTTATTCCCGTTTTCTACGTTGCTAAATGTCGATCCCTGGCCAGTTGATCCACGGCTAAACATATTATCGTTGGCTCCGTAAAGGTCAATAATAGCCTTTTTATTAGCGTCGATCTCCTCGAATAACATCAAATCCTTGGTTGGATAAGTGGCCGGAGACCATTTTAATGGCTTATTCGATAATACAATAGACTGTTGATGATCTCCTATTCCGTATGAACGGACTAATTGCTGTGATAATCTTTTTGATTCCTTTGTCGTCATTGTAATCGCCCCAGTGACGTCCTTCGCTTCGTTTGACCAAACCCCTATTGCTCCCTTTTTAGTTAGAATAACGTTTCGGTACCCGTATGCTGCTCGGATATTTGAGATAGGCATCCTTATTGAAAGTAAGGGAGACGGAGCTAACAATGGATCATCGGAATCCGGCATACTAAACTGCAGGATTTCATTCGGGGTGAATATATCCTCTTTACCGTTCTCAAGTTTGAACGAATAGCTGGATATCATGTCCTTTATGTCGATTTGCTTCCATATCTTACCGGTACGGTTAACGACTATTCTCGATGGTGAGAGGTTCCAAATCGCTTGAGGGGCATCATCAAGGACAGATCCTTGGTTCATGTACATAAAAACGTTACCGTAAAGGCAACGCTGTATCATCCATTGAGCTAAAAACTCATTCCGAGACTGGAATAAATTAGGTTTTTCAAGCCTCTCGACCAAAGGATGCTCGACTTCTTCGCCTTTTTCATTATACATTTCCCATTTTCCGTTGGCAAACATGGTCGCCAATCGGTTAATTACCGCCCTAAGTTCAGGTGTTGTCAGGTATATTTCTCGCTCAAGACCGTCGATGCTCTGCCAGGTTTCGCTCCTTGTAAACGTTATCGGCATTAATTCAAAGTCCGGTTGGCTAATATACTTGTTATTACTAGACCGGAAGCCTATCAGATTGCCTACGAATGTGCGACTTAACCAATTTTCAGAAATATTCGGAACGATTCTCATAGGCAAGGATAAATTTTGGCGAATATAAGAATAATTTTTTATAAACCCTAGAAATAACACATTAACACGACTAACACGGACTTTCTGGAGATCTTTGAGACATTTTTATCGAGTATAGTGGTGACTCATCTCTATAACCTCTATATATATATTCTTTAAGTTAGTATATATTATTATATAG